GGGGGGGGCATACCCTGCGGGGCTCATCAGTACCGCTTATCCGCCTCGCAAGCTCGGCTGCTGGGGAGCGGGGTCGTCCCTCCCCCTACATTATGCTAATTGTTACTACAGAGCGAGCGAGAAGCCTGGTGCTCATTGGACCTACAAGAGTTGGAAAGACACTATGGGCAAGGTCGCTCGGGAACCACGCTTATTTTGGAGGACTTTTCAGCTTGGATGAGTCATTAGTGGACGTCGATTATGCAGTGTTCGACGATATGATGGGAGGTTTGGAGTTTTTTCATGCATACAAGTTTTGGTTGGGGGCGCAGAAACAGTTCTACGCCACAGACAAGTACAAGGGAAAGAGGTTGATCACATGGGGAAGACCGTGCATCTACTGTCACAACAAAGATCCAAGACTGGATCCACATGCAGATGTGGATTGGTTGGAAGGGAACTGTGATTTCATTACAGTGGAGGAAAGTCTGCTAGCTTAACGTTCGTGCCAATAAAATGTGCCCTCAGGAGAAAAGCGCAGTTGAGTGGGGATGTTGGTGCTCGAACTGGGTGTCTCGCGGCGAACTTGATCGAAGACATAGATATCGCCACACCCCAATTTACTATCGACAGAATACGGAGACGAGACATCAGTCTGGTCGGTCTCGTAACTGGAATAGGTAAGGTTTTTGTTGATCGGCTGCCAGAAACGGTAGGTGCGAGTGCGACCGGACTCGTTGCCGGGATTAATTGTCATGGTCTTATCGGAAAGGAGGGTGACACGTGTATTGTCGATCGCAGCGGTGTAGGGATCATACCAATCCACCTCCTGCGTACCGCGGTAAATAACCGAACGAATGAGAGTAGCGATGTTGTCGTCCATCGGGCCGATTGTGCGTGCAGGTGCATTGCCTGCACCGTCGCCAAGACCATCGTACTGCTCGCCTTGCGAATTATCGGTGAAAAAATCGCGAAGGATGGATCCTTTGAGAGTGAAGACTGTGCGTCGCCACGTCCAGGTTGCACCACCTGAAACGGTGACGTTGACACGATCCTTGTAACCCCGCACGAATATCGTATTGGCGTTGCGACCATACGAAGAAGGATCAGTGAAAAGGCGGCGAGCTGAAGGAATGAACAGGGAATTGAATCCTCCCCCCACTTCCTCAGGGGTGATGAGGATGGGACCAGCGGTGCCTGTACCATCGGTTGCGACAACGACGGGCATCATCGTATCAACCTTCTTCTTCGAGGAAATGTTGAGAATCGACCTGCGGGAACGCATTGCAGGTGCACGACGGCGACGCGAACGGGTAGAACGATACCGTCTTCTTCTTGGAGCCCGACGCAACCCATACGCCCGGGATCGTCTGGCCGGCGCAATCCTTCGGGCTTGGGGGCGGCGTAAACGTAACGCCATTGGGTAGAGTGTACGAAGCGGGGAAACAAGTGGGGGTAGACATGACAAATAAGAGAAAGATGAAAAAAGGAAAAGTTGCGAGGGGGGGACGCGAAGTTTATATAAACGGGACTGTGTCCCTGTGTCCCTGACCAGGTTGGATAATATTAAAACCAACCTGGACACACACACCAATGCCGAACAACGTCACGTGGAAACTTCGATATGGAATCATCACCTACGCACAATGCGGAGACCTCGACCCTTGGAAGGTTGTGGACATGCTTGCAGGACTTTCAGCTGAGTGCATCATTGGACGTGAGCATCACGAAGATGGGGGCATTCATTTGCATTGCTTCGTCGACTTCGGACGAATTTTTCGGTCCAGACGCATCGACGTCTTCGATGTTGAGGGACGCCATCCGAACGTACAGCACGTTGGTCGAACTCCGTGGGTGGCTTACGATTATTGCCTCAAAGAGGGGGATGTGGTTGCGGGCGCCGCCGAGCGACCAAAGGAACGTCGAGCTGGGCTTCCAAAGCCTGATGAAGTCTGGGTTGATATCATGGCAGCAGAAACTCGAGACGAGTTTTTTTATCTATGCGAACAGCTGGCTCCTCGGAGCCTCTGCCTTAGTTTCAACAGCATCGCAGCGTTTGCCGACTGGAAATATCGAGTGGATCCTCAACCATATCAACATCCCGATGGACCGCAATTTTCGGAGGAGAAGGTGGGCGTACTGCATGAGTGGGCTCAGACAAACTTGGGAAGACGCACAGGAGGTACGTATCTTCGTGGTGGAGTAAAGTGGACCCCTCCGGGGGGGGCATACCCTGCGGGGCTCATCAGTACCGCTTATCCGCCTCGCAAGCTCGGCTGCTGGGGAGCGGGGTCGTCCCTCCCCCTACATTATGCTAATTGTTACTACAGAGCGAGCGAGAAGCCT